ATTATCTAAAGTTTTATCATTAAATGAACCACCACGACAACAATCTATATGAGGAAATAACCAAGAATTATTAGGAAATAAAACCGATCCATCCAAAGCAAAATCTTTAGATTGTTCTTCGAACTCCCGAATAGACAAATCATCTTTTATTAATTTTAAAAATAAACTTTTTTTCCATATTGATGGAGACAATGAAGTTGGGATTCCGCAATTATGATCCAATACATCAACAATTTTGTCATTTCTTAAAAAAGTAACATATTTCCCTATATTAGTTTTTGTATTTTCGTTATTACCATTTCTAAATTTTATCCTAACTATACCATCTTTACTTAATGTACCAGCATGTGTCCAGTTTAAGACTTCATTTTTATCACCAAGTTGAAGTTCATGATCGGTTGAAAATAAAACTTCATCGCCCTCTAATGGTAATATCTTATCTACACCAGACCATACTTTAAAATCTTCAGAATATGGGTCTCCTTTTTTATTTTTATCAAAAGAGCACCATATTTTTTTCACTTCTTCTTTTTGAATTTCCTTTTCTGCCCTATCCAGAAATTCAAAATCCATATCATCGAACATAAAATGATCTTCTAGGCACAACATAAAATATTCATCTTCTAAATTTTCAAAATATTTTCTAATTCCTTTAGTCCACGATTCACCAAAATCATCTTGATTACCTAAACTAATAACATTAAAGTTTTTTGGTAAATCAAAATCAGGTTTTTTATAACAGAGAATGTCCACCTGTTTATTTTCAGACCAATGTCTATTAAAAAGTCTAGAATAACCATTTAAAAGATTTACATACTTATCAGATGCTACTACTATAACTTTCATCTTTTTTCCTCAATACTGTAACTCTATAATCAAAAATGTATTCAGCTACTTCTTCTAAATTAGCTCTCTCTATTAAATCTCCCAAATTATAATTCGCTGAAGATATACAACCATCCCAGTGATGATCACCAAATCTCCCCTCTATATCAGAAGGAGTTGATCCATCGTTTCTCTTTCCAAGAGCGTCCCCAATAATAATAATACCAGATTCGGATAATATCTGATAACATTTTTTTAGTGCAGCTTCCCAATCTTGCATCATATAAAACGAACCCCAAAAAAAAATTAAATCAAACTTATCTTTATAGAGCTCGTCGTTTTCCCCCGGAAATAAAAAATCCCTACACACAAAAGTAATTTTTTTTGTATTTTC